CAAAAAATCATTATATTTCACAATTTTTAACTTGTGTGTTGGCCAAATTATAGTATCTTTAATTTTTGACGACCACATAGGAAAAAAATTTAACAAAGAGTTTAATATACATATTGTTTCTATTTCTATTTCTTTTCTTAAAAATGAAACTAATAATTTAGGATGTTCACCATCTACAACAGTCAACAATTCATTAGGATTAGAAACAACAGAAAATATTTTAGAACAGTCATTCCGAAAAAAATATGACAAAGACTGAATCACCTTTTTTCTGTTTGAAAAAATTGAATCAGCTTCATCATTCAATAAATCTCCTACCCACAACCTATCATTATTCAATAAATTCGAAACTATAAAACCAATCAATTCTTCTTTATCGTTAAACTTTTTAGATAATTTAGTAAAGTGCCATTTGTCTTTTCTACTCTCAAAAGAATTTAGTGATATGTTTGTTTTACCATTATATTTAAAATAATCGTAAGACTCTTGCGAAAAATGAAGTTTTAAAGCATTGTAAATACCAAAAGCTTCATAACCAGTTATCATATCGGTAAGCGATTACCTTTCACTTTCAATAAATTGTTATTCATAGCTTCACTTTCAATCTTAGCTTTTAAGTTTTGATTGATGAGTGAAGCTGCAACTTCTATTTCTAAACCAGTTTGTTTGCAATATTCGACTATAGCCTCAATATAGTTGTAGTCTGTATTTACAACCATATATTCTATATCTTTTGCAAACTTTAACATCTCATCTTTTGTTGGCATATAAAATCATTTATTAACTGGACACGCAAGGTCATTACAACCATGTCTTTGATTTATATTTACTGGTAAATTACATAGAGAACACACTTTCTCTTGTATTAGAATGGTGTCTTCCTGCCAACTAGAAAGTCCGCTGAGAATATCTTCAAAAACAGAATTGCCGCAATTTATTTTGATTTCATCTTGTCTATTTTGCTCTTTTTCATCTTCATAAAAAGTTATATCTAAATTTCCATCATAATTAAATCCACATCCTCTAAGGAAAGAATCCATGTTTGAAATAATATCATTCAATTGATGAGACTCGAATTCAGTAGAAGTTTTCCATTTATATTGTGGATTTTCTTCGCAAGTTAATGTAAATTTCATTTTACCACCGTTTCATAAAGAGTTTCAAATTGTTCATGTACCGCAACTTCTTCATCATAATTTTGTTTATGATAAACTTTTACCATCTTAGCGACAAGTTTTTTTGGTAATTCCAATTCTTTAGAAATATTCGTAACAGATTCTTTAATATAATCTTTTTCACCTTCCATTCGTGCCATAGAGTTGGAACACTCTCTTAGTACACCAAGAAGTTTTTCTCTATCCATTGGATTACTCAAAGTATTTACAGACAATTGTTGCACACTCATTATATAAATCTCCTTGTTTATTTACTTGAAAAACGTGACCCTGATGCTGCATGAGTAACACAAATAATATCATCACCTCTAGCATAAGAACATCTAACAGAAAGTGGATCGATACCCCTATTGATTGCACTTTCGATATTTGATGCCATCAATTTTCTCTCATTCAAACTGTAGATACAAAAAGCAATGATTGCTGATATTAGAACTAAGGTGATTGAAAAAATAATTGCATAATTCTGTTTCGATTCGTTACTCATTGATTCTCCTGTTATTTCGTTCATAGGTTTCTCAAATTAGTTTTGTTATAAAAAATGTGTCTTCCAATATAAGCAGTTCTTTTCATATTGGACCACCCCGGTGATACATAATCGGCATGGTAAAAAAGAGCGCCTTTAGTTGGATCTTTCATCTTTTCGTGGTTCAAATAAAAGTCTAAAGATAATTCAACAATCTTATTATACAACATATTATTGTTAATTGTCAAGGCTCTATTCTTCAACATCGCCAAAGGTCTATCTTCACAATACCAAGAAAATTGGCAAGTTACAAATGTATTATTATATGTTTTTTGTTTAATCACCTCACAATAAGTATCTGGAAAATGCCCACTTTTCATCCTGTTCAAAGTGACAAATGCTACAGCGATTTGACCTTCAGTTGATTCTTTTGCAGATTCAAAATAAATGTTTTGAGCTAAACACTCAACTTCTTTTCTTGCATCTCTACTTAAATCTGTTATTTTAACGTTTAGTTTTGCTGGAACTTCTATTTGCGAAAATGAGTACGCAAAGAATCCTAAAAATACAGCAAATAAAAAACTAGTTAATACGGTTAAAAAACGCATACTTTCTCCTTAAAAGTTAGAGAGGGGCTTAAGCCCCTCTTGTCCCATCAGGTAGATTTTTTGCTCGGTTTATCTACGGAAATGTTAGAAACAAAACCATTTAAGGTCTGTGCCTTAGTTATGATATCGTTTTCTGTGGGATAGGTTGGGTAGGCAGGATGTTCAGGTATTATTTGTCCGTTTAGTTTAGCAGACTCTACCTTAACGTGCCATTCGTTGGTTAGGCGATCTTTATTAGAATGATATTCTTCTAATAAAAGGCCTTGCGCCATTTTTAATAATTCGAGGCGTATTTCAAAAGGTGTAAGATTACTCATTTACTTCTCCTTGTGTGTTGTGTGTATATCGGTAAATGCCGATATACTTATTTAGTTATTTTGAATATCAACCACAACATTATGTTAAAAATAACTTATATGTCAATAGTCCAAATGATACAAGTATTAATATTTTCATTAATAAAATCAATCCAGTAAAAATAATTCCTCTGAAAATATATACTATAAACAAGGAGAGAAAAAAATACAAAAACGAGATTGGGTCAGAATTGTTTGTATTTACGTTTGAAAATCCATGTTGAACATTAGGTTTTTCAACCATTTCAATAGCTTCTTCAATAAAAGGCATTATTTTTCCTGGTGTGTTGTGTGTATTTGATAGTTTTTACAGAACTATCAAACTGTTTTATTTAACGATTAGCAATGTAAAGTGTGATTTCGAAACCGAAACGCATATCTTGTGCAGTAGGTTTAGTCCAATTCATGTCAATCTCCTATACGTTGTCATAGCGAAATGCTATAACTGAATTATATATTGAAAGATACTCAAAAGTCAAGTAGAGAAAATCATTAAACTACTCTATGAGAAAAACTGAGCCAGTTGATTGGATAATAAGGGCAACTGGCAAAACCTCAGTTCAACCTTAAGCGGCTAAACGGTATGAATTATCGTTTGCAGATAATTTTTTTGCTTGATTTACGGTCATCGCCTACCGTGTAGATCCTTTGAATACTTGCTCGTCAATCGATACTATTTCCGGCCCATCAAAAGCATACTAACCACATAGTCCGCAAGTGTAAGTTGGTCCCTTTCGGGTGTCCTTGGCATACGGTGGGGTTCGAACCCAATGCTTTTGGTGGACCGGCCGGGTACCGCCCCCGGGTCTTGTCCGTTCTTTCTTCTTAGGCGTTGTACTACAATTTCTTAAAACTACAATTTATTCTACGCTTTTCTAAACACAAATCAACGATTTTGGGATCATTTGGTTTAAGATAATAATTTTTTTCGCCGTCGTTATACCAGTGTCTTCCAAAAGCATTGTTTTTTGTATTCTTATGTTTTTGTTTCCATTCAGTTGTTGTTATCCACCCGTTTGGAATTTGTTCTTTATTATACTTTTTACGACTAGATAAATCAAGTGCTGTTTCCCCAATACACCAAACTTTTCCAAACTGCGAATTATTTTCTTTTTGTTGATGCTGTTTTTCCGCAAAAGTTTTCTTACGCTTTTCCATTGCAGATTTGGTATTTGCCAACTCACAGACTTTCCGTTGATGTTCTGGATCAATTGCAAAATTCTTTTCAGTGCGAATACCTGTAAATGGATTTGGATGCAGTTGATGGCGCAGTTTACCTGCCTCACTTTGGCGCAGCCTCACTAATTCTTCTTTCGGTGATAGCTTTGCTAATCCTTGCCAAGCAACATAATCTTGCCAACGACCGTGTTGTTCGTATAATATCCTATGAGCTTCGGCGTGTTCTTCTACTGACAATTCAACTAAATTACTTGGATCGTCAGTTCCACCTGCGTGTTTAGGAATAATGTGATGTTTGTGACTCATACAAGTATTTATGCCTGTCGAACCGCCGTCCAGAACACCTTTCATTCAACTTCATACAACAATATTCATATTATAACATAATATTTATTAAATGTCAAGCGTAACTCAAAACGGTGATATTTGTTGACCAACTGAAGTGACGCAGGACATATTATCAGAATGCCGCTCGACTATAGACCAAGTTCCTGTTTTAGGATTAACAAATAGTATCGTAGGTAAAAACTTTTCTTTTATGTCTGGTTCTGTTCCATAAGTTCTAGTTGTGGACATCATCAACATAGGTTTTTCACCAAATTGTGTTAATGTGGAATAAACTTCATCTCCATCCAGGCAGATAACTTTTGTTTCAATATAAGACTGTATATTTTTATTTTGACTAAATGATAATACCGGAATTAACAACAATGGAATTAAATATCTTTTCATCTGCCCAATACCTTTCGATATAAGAATTAAGTTGTGGTACATATTGTTCTTTTTGTTTAACGAAAATTTGAGGAGTACCTTCTTCATTCGCTATCGCCACTACTATCTGATCTATTGGAACTCCAGTTCGTTCTTCGAACATTAAAGCATAAGCTGTACATTGAACAAAATACCCTTGTATCCATTCTTCTTTCTTTTCTTTTCTGGAGTTTTTGTAATCAATTATCGATATTTTATTATTCCAAACTGCTATACAGTCTGTTCTTCCCGCCATTCTTAGTTTATCACTGTAAAGAGGTAATTCCAAACCATATACCTCATCAACATTTTTATCTATATGTGGTCTTAATTGCATGAAGAAATCTTTTATATCAGGCATCATCATGCGTATTTTAAAATCGGTTAACTCATTTAAAAGATATTTTTCACAAATGTCATGTAATTTAGTTCCTCTATCAGAGGACTTTTTTGTTATTTTGTTGGCTTCTTTTTCACCAATTCTTTGTCGCCATTCTTCCAAAAAAGTTTTATCGGAAGAGTAAGATAAAACTGTAGTAATAGAAGGGTAGATTTTTCCTCCTGGCGTTTTATATAATCTACCCTTTTCCGTTGTTACAGATTCAAGTTCATAATCTAAACCTTCTATTTTCACATGATTGAATCTCATTAAATTATGTTAGTATTAACTTTCCTGTATTATTGTTAATCAATAAAATTTGCGTTCTTTGCCTGTCGGACAACCATCGTTCAAGATCATCAAGTAGTTCTCTCCTTCCTAAATTTCCTCTAATATGCTGTCTTAGAATTGGTATTTTAGTACGAGTATCCTTTCTTTTTGCCATATTATCTCCTTTACAAAAGAAAGTTATCATAATAAAGATACTTCTCAACTTATCTTATTTCTCCACTTTTCTACAATTTGTTGAGTTTTAATTTGTTTACTTGAACTTTTTCCGTGTTGTCGACCAACTTTACTGTTAGGATGAGCCTCAGCAACTTTAGACAATACTTCTTTCCATGTATCATCAGTTTTAGAATGTATGTCTCCAACCATACTGGCAATACCAAAAGTGGTCATTACTTGTTGTATATGGGGATTTTTCTTAAGAAGTTCTTCTTTGGATGATATACTCAAGAAATCATCAAATTCTTCTCCAGTTTCAGTATTCAGAAATCTATATGTGGGCATTATTATCAATCACATCAATATACCAGATAGGAGGTTGTCGCTTAGTCCATCTAGCAAAATGGTTTTTCTTTTCTATATAATATTTATGATAGGACGCCAACGAATCACCGGCAATTTTACATTCATCTGGCATTGCTGGTGTAGGATCAGTAAAAAATCCTATTTCAATCTTTTCAGGTATTCTACTTAGTACCGTATACAGTCGAGCACAGGCATGTGTTTTTCCATATCGATAAGTATACTCATTAAGCAAATGACTCCACATATTGTATAACCAAATATAATTTAAATCAGAAGTTCTCGTCCAAACGGCAGAAGGATGATTAATATGTGAAGCTTTCATTAACACAGATTCACGATCATCATCAAGGCGCCATCGTTTAATTTTTCGATTATTTGCGGTCAAATCATAATATTCTTGACCATCGATTACTCGGTGTGCTGTTGACATAAGTTGTGCATACTCGATAATCATTTTTACCACATGACGATCCAAATGCATTTCAGCACATTCTTTAGGATTTTTGCTGAGATAGAAGATGTTCATTTTGTTTTTTCAAATCGTAATATTCACGACAAAATGTTTCAAACAACTCGAAACATTTCTCACCACGCATTTGTAGGATAGACTTCAATCCTAACAAAACGTTTGCAATTTCATCTTTCGTTGGTTCTTTTTCCATAATATTTTCATAGAGTAGATTAATATCTTCATCTACTCCCCAAAGCCGTATAATCGATTGTTCTAAATCAAATTGAGTCATTACCAATCTCCATTACTAATAAAAACGGACACATGTACAAACAAAAAAGAAACAATATAGGTATTATCATTCCAAGGGTCTATTTTTTTATAGACCTTTGGGAGATAATACCAATGAAACGGATTTACATTTATACTTACAGTAATGCCACTATTTCGTAAATACTTAAATATGTTTAACATTATTGTTTATCAAGTTTATCAATCGAATCTTCAAGTTCTTTAAAGGATTTAGAAGCTTCAAGTTTAGATTGTAGTTTTTTATTTCGTTTCACTTCATTAACCAACAAACGATTTGATTGGTCGGCATTGTATTTAAGTTTTACGAAAGCTCGATAACCATCTTTTTCATGTACCACTTTGAATTGAATGCGTTGTACACCAATCAAATTAACTTTTGAAACAATCATCTTAGTGGTACGATTAATGTCCTGAATAGTAGAAGAATCAACTTCACCAATCTCAGTCAAATAATCTTTAAACATAGCATCAACGTGTGATGAAAACTGAGATGCGAGTTCTCGTTTAGCTGACAACATCGATTTATCTACAGCAAATTGGAAGTTTTGAGAATATTCAGAAGCTACCGAATACAGAGCTGTATCATCTTTAGATGGTTTCTCATTGTACCAATCTGGATATCTAACTTCAGATTGTTGACTACCGCCACCAAATTCTGGAGCCTTAAACTCCAAACCCGTTTGGTATTTGATTGAACTACAAGCAGTCAAAGATAAGATGACAGGAATCAAAATAAGTTTTTTCATTTTACTTACCCACATTACGAACATATTCACCGGCTCGATTTAAATCGTCGCCAGCACCTTGCATAGCACCACCAACAGTGCCGCACCCAAACAACATCATACTACAAATCAGAATAAAAGTCAACCTATTCATAATTTTTTACCTATAGTTACATATCTAAAAACAATTCTCTTTACACTAGAATTTAAAGACGACAACATGGTCGAAAACTCAAACGAATTATATTTTTTCTTTTCTTGAGGTTTTTCTTCAGAAAAAATAAAAACTAATAGTTCTTTTGATTGTTGACTATTAACAGGAAGTTGAGCAACTATTCTCTCAGAACTTTTTCGTATCTTATATTTTGTATTAATGTCTTTTAGATGTATCGAATACAATTTTGTATAACTTAAATCATAATAATTATAAACAGATACATATCCTACGACATTTGAAGCTACATAAAAATCAAGTTCTTCATTTTGTGAGTATTTCAGTTTGCCTTCAACTAAAAAATTAGTTTTATTTTCGATTCTTTCTACAACCGCACTGATTGTAACTTCACAGACTTTTCTTCCATAATCTTCATACTTATTGATTCTTTTACCAACAATTTGTTTGATAGTTCCAAACATTTGAGTATAGGTATCAACATCAATTGAGCATTTTTTTTCACTTTCACAATTCTCATTAGTGAAAGATTCTATTTCTATACCTAAATGATTTTGTATAGCATCTTGTTTTGCTCTATTAAAGGCATACTCACAAGCGGTGTTTTCGTCCGTATCAGGACCATAATAAAATTCTCCTGTGCCATTAACATAATTCGCATAACACAAAGAAGGTAATAAAAACAAGGAGAATAATATTTTTTTCATTTCGCTTATATAACAACGAGTGTTTCCCGTCAATACGTTATCATTTAAGAGTGAGTATGCCCGTTACTCCTCTCATCTTTTAGTCGTTGATGGTATCTCGAATTTCATTGATAATATCATTCACCTCAGAATCAAAACCATCAGTCATAATTTCTTCAACGATAGGAGCATCAACTTGTTTTTGTGTAGGTTTAGATTTCAAATCTTTTAGTTTAGTAACAGGTTTTACTGTCTTAGTTTTTGCAGTAACAGTTTTAGTTTTAACTGATTTAGTTTTTGATGCAGGTTTCGCAACAACTTTGGTGCCACCACGGGTGATCTTTTGCGCTTGGCCAGGTACGAAATTCGCAGCGGTCACGCCAGCAGATTTCATATATTGTTTCACTTCGCTCACATTAGTGATTTGATAAGCGGTCACTTTACGACCATCTTTGATGGCCTTCACAACACCGTCAGCGAAAGTTTTAATATGCCAAATGTATGTCGAAAGCCGATACATATGAATCTCATTACCAAGTGTTGATTCAATTTCATCAATCGTTACAGGCTTACCACTAATCATAACGGTAAGAAGTTTCTCGAAAGGTTTAAGTTTTACAGTTTTAGTTTTTGCCATAATAAAGTACTCCTATTTCATTAAAGAGATTAAAGTATACCACAACTTGCGTTATTTGGCAAGCGGTACGCGGATTTTTGCCGATTATGCAACATAATCCTCGGAACAGAATTCGGCAAAATCTGTCCAAGGTCCATTAAAAAGTATATTATTTTCTTTACTGTATCCAGAATACACAATCACATTATCTTCGAATATGTGGTATTCATATTCTTGATCTGAATCATGGTTTTTATCTGTAGATATTAAATAAAAACCGCCGGCTTCTTCTTTGAATGCTGCAACCATTTGTGCTGCAAGGCATCCCATTCCGTTAAAAAGTTTTTCTTTAGAACCAAAAGGAATTCCATTCACTAGTTTACCACCAAAAAGAAAATCAGCTAGTTCTTGTCCGTGTCCTGAAGGATAACCATCGAATTGTCTATACATGCAAACCACAGGAATTTTATTATCATAAACATAAGTAAGTGATCTAGTTCCCATAGTCACTCCCAGTCTTTTCTATCTGTTTGTTCATTGTAACCGTCCATATATGCTGCAATTTCTTCATCACTCATATCCACTTTTTCAATTTTAGTGGAGTTATAAGTGTCTCCTGTAAAATAGTGGGGTGAAGCAATTCTACCATAATATTTGTCAGCACTACCACGATCATAAGCACCACCGTGGCGAGTAAAAATTTCACGTTCTGAGAAAATAATATTCATATCATTCACCATAATAATCATTCAAAGCAACTTGATAATTGTCAGTGTCAGAAACCCAAACAATATCAGCATCAGGATAAGCGTTTACACATTGTTCTTCAGCATGGTCAACATCTTCCGCTTCACAAAAAAATCCAAATGGAACATCGAGAGGACTCATAACAGATTCTATACGATACAAAACCATAAAATCTTGCAAATCAGTATTCGTCGCCATAGTATCCATAGTCCTCGTCCGTTCCAAATCCAGCAGAAGTCATTGCAGAGTCAAAATCACCATCCATAGAATCATCCATAGAATCTTCCAATTCATTTTCAATCATTTGTTCCTGAATGGTTTCAATATCACCTACCGATATATTAAACATTTTAGCAATTTCAGCAAAAGAATATTCTCCATCGATCAAAAGATTTTCAATTTCAAAAATAACATTCATATTAAGCAGCCTTCATCATAAAAGTAGGAAACTTCACAAAACCAGTGGTATCTTTTTTGGCTTTGCCTTTTGCATACAAACCAACAACAACACCTTTCGGGTCGAGGAATCGCAAATCAGATTCATCACCATTGAATACAGTACGACCAATATATTCAGCGGGCATTGCTTCTGTTTTTTTCAAACCAAAAACAACAGCAACATTGAGGCCTTCAGCGATAGCACGATAAACATCAAGGTCATTGCCATCAGCAGCAGAAAACGTCAATTGATAATTAGGAATGTGATTCACTTTACGGCCAAGAACCTTGGTGTAATCATAAAATTGCACCTCAGGAAAAGCGGCGAAAATATTGGCGAATCGAACATCATTACGAACCACCGAATATTTTTCCCAAGCCAAATCGCTAGTGCCATTCAGGCGAAAAACCGGCGTCAAGCCAAGTTTTACAGATTGCTTAATGGCTTTTTCAATATCAGAAACAAGCCATTCCATGAAGCCATCACGATTTTCAAAAAAGAATCGGGTTTTGCGCTTACGTGCTTCCTGAATAACATTAGTCGATTCGCCCTTTTTGAACATACCACCACGCCCAGCAGTATTCAAACAGGCAGCCGCACAACCAGGGGTAGCCTTGGGGCAGGTTTGATAACCTGATACATTATAGGGTGCAAGGTGTAGAATATAAGTATTAAAACCTTGTTTTATTCCTTTTAACACTTTTGGATTACCAGTAGAAAGTAGTTTCATAATTTATATCTTAATCAATCACTCAACAGAATCAATTATACAGGAAATGGCAGGAATGTCAAGCGGTGTTGCCAAAAAACAACGTTATTTTTTGATAACTTTGTTGCATATTTGAAAACATTATCATCTTCGCATGGACGCCTGGTCCTTGGCCTCCTCGTCGGTAAAGACAGGAACCGCATTGGATTTGTGGAGGGTACCAATCCCCTTCATTGCTGTACCGGTGTACTGAGTCACCCTGTCCTTTCGATTCCAGTTCGCCTGGCCTCTTCCAGAATCAACCGATTTTATTGAGTAAGGATTACGGTCAGCAGGTATTGTCAATTTGGGAAATTTTACAGTTTCGATAATTTTCTTTTTGACAACACTAGGAATTGCATGTTTATTAACTATTTTGTTCCAAGACTCTTGAAGCTCTCGCTGTTTTGCAGTGAGTTTTTTCTTTTTCTTGGATGTTTGATTTGTGTAAATTATCATTAACAGGCAGGATCTTGCACTTGAATTTCAGAAATTAATTTGTCTTTAATCGCAAAATTTAAATAATCAGATAATCGATTTGCATTTTCAGAATCAATAATAAGTTCAGCCAGGAGTTTTAGTTGAGCTGGTGTCATTTTTGAAATATTATCGGCAGCAGCGACAACAACAAAAGTATTCAAATTTCCCATTACATAACTCCAGTCCAACGAACACGATCAAAAGTTTTTTCGATTACATTGCCTCGAGCAAAATTACGAGCAGGAGCATTCCAAGAAGCAGCCATCAGAATATCACCTTTTTTAAATTTAACATCATCTTTCAAACAAATGAAAGAATGTACAGAGCTACCACCTTTTCGATCCTTAAAAACCTTGATATATTTCGAACCGACACTATATGTTAAACCTTCGCAAAAATCTTGATACATTTCTTCCTGAATAGTGTTACCAGGCGTTACCATAGTCAAATAGTCGGATTTGATAGCTTTCAAATACAAGTCCAAATTCGTTATCATTTTCTTAACCTTATTAATCACTCAACAGGATCAATTATACAGGAATAGGTAATAATGTCAAGCGGTTTGTTGTTGTTTTTCTGCAACAGCCTTAACATGCGAACAAGTTCTACGATACCCAAATCCCGTACAATTGCAATTATAGAAACTTCCTGGAATGTTATAAGAAACGTAATATTCTTTACCTTTTGATAAGACTTTGAAATTACGCATATTTGCAGATTTGACAAGTTGCGGTTTTTGCAACTTTTTATCTTCTTGATAATCTTTTGGTATCAAATTAGAAAGTTCTTTATTGACAACTTCGATAAACTTTCGATAACGCTTATCAAAATCCCAACCATTTTTCAATTTGACAATATCGCCAGTTTCGCTATTTGCATAAGCGATAACTTTATTTTTTGGACTTATCAAATACGTATGATTACAAACTTGATAATTACAATTTGACCAGTCTGTTATTTCTTTGAGAATTTTAAACATATCTGGATTATCTCATAGTTCCAGATAAATGTCAATAGGCGTTGTATTGTTACAACATTATCCTTTTAACAATTGTTGTCCTGATAACCTTTCAGTTTCTTCAAATTCAGCCAATTTTAAT